TGGCCATGCTGCCGTCTTTGTTGAGGATATTCACCAGCACCGACAAGGTTATCGAGTTCGTACCACAAAAGCAGGAAGACGTTGAAGCAGCCGAGCAGGCTACAGACCTCATAAATTACATTTTTATGCAGGAAAATTCCGGCTTCCGTGTAATGCACGACGCCATGAAAGATGCGCTTATCGAGAAAACTGGCATCCTGACGTGGTACAAGACAGATGAAGAGCGCGTCGAGTATTACTCCTATTCGCAGCTTACCCCAGATGAGTTCTCTTTTATCACCAACGACCAAGACGTTGAAGTTGATGGATATACCGAAACCTTGGACACGGAGACGGGCGAAGCAAAGATAGAAATGTCTATCCGCCGCGTTGTGCGCACGCCAAAGTACATTGTGGAGTGTATTCCTCCAGAGCAGTTCTTGATAGATAACGAGGCGTCGTCAATAGACACGGCACTCTACGTTGGGCGGCGCAAATTGGCCACAGTCTCAGAACTTGTCGAGATGGGCTACGATAGGGAGGTTGTCGAAGAAAACGCTGGGACCGGTGGATTTGAGACGAATGGCGAGGCTTTGTCCCGCAATCCAGCAGACCAATCATTTTTTGGATTCACAAACTCTAACGACGAATCGACAGACAAGGTATTCTACGTTGAAAGCTACATCCGCGTTGATAAGGATGGGGACGGTATTGCCGAGCTGCATCGTGTCTGCTCTATCGGCAACGGGGCGTACATCCTGTATGACGAAGTGGTAAGTGACGTTCCTTTTGCGCTCCTTGAGCCGGACCCAACGCCTCACACCATCTTTGGGCAGTCCGTTGCGGACCAGACGATGGACCTTCAGCTGACTAAATCGTCAATTATGCGCAATACGCTCGATAGCTTGGCGCAGTCTATCCATCCACGGACTGTCGTTGTCGAGGGCCAAGTAAACCTTGATGACGTAATGAACGTCGAGACTGGTGCTATTATTCGCGCTCGCGCCCCCGGCATGGTCGCTCCGCTTGTCCAGCCATTTGTGGGGCAGCAGGCGCTTGGTGTTATGGCATATCTTGATGAGATTAAGACGCAGCGCACGGGCATCTCTAGGGCGTCACAGGGGCTTGACGCAGATTCTTTGCAGTCAACGACCCGCGCCGGGGTGCAGGCGCAGCTATCCTCTTCGCATGAGCGCATTGAGATGATTGCGCGCCTCTTTGCTGATGGGTTTAAGCGGTGCTTCAAGGGTTTGCTAAAACTTGTCGTGCAAAACCAAGATAAAGCCAAAATTATCCGCTTGCGCAACAAATTTGTGCCAATTGACCCGCGAGGGTGGAACCCAGATATGGACATGATTGTCAATATCGCGCTTGGACGCGGTTCTGACGATCAGAGAATAGTGTTTTTGACGCAGATTGCGCAAAAACAGGAAATGATTATTGAGAAGTATGGTCCGTATAACCCGATGGTGTCTCTTGGGCAGTATCGTAACACACTGGCAAAGATTATCCAGCTTTCCGGCTTCCAAGACCCATCGCAGTTTATCAAAGAGGTGGACCCGAAGGAAGTTCAGGCATTTGTCCAGCAGCAGCAGCAAGGTGCCAAGAAACCAGACCCTGCCCAGCTCCTCGCAGAGGTTGAGGCTGAAAAAATCAAGGCTGATATCGTCATTAACGCGGCAAAATTGGAACTTGAGCGGCAGAAGGCCATCTCTGATGCCGATTTGTCAAGAGATAAACTGTATATCGACACCATTATCAAGTCTGCTGAGATCAAGGCACGCTACAACGCAAATGTAGATACAAATGCACTACAACAGGAGGTTGAGAGACAGCGTGTTGACATCCAAGACCTGTTCATGGGGAGAGAAGCACTGGAAGGGATGATGGAACCAATGCCGCAGGAAATGCCGCCTCAGATGCCTCCAGACATGCCTCCAGACATGCCTCCAGATATGCCTCCAGATATGCCTCCGGGAATGCCCCCAATGGAGGGCCAAGTTGACCCAGAAATGGGCTTTATGCCGCCTATGCCACCCCAGCAGGGTGTATATAAATGACCACCAATGAACAACAACTGATGTGGCGTTCGGCACAATCTTTTGTCGCGGACCCACATATAGTTGAGATATTCTCTAGACTTGAGCAAAAATACAAGGAATCTTGGGCTTCCAGCTTGCCTGAAGATAAGAACACAAGAGACGATGCGTATAATATGGTGCGCGCCGTAACTGCGATTCGTGATGAGTTAACCGCCTTAGCGGCGGAACCGACGGTTTTGCAGTTTAACAATCGCTTGAAACGAGCGAAATAAAGGAGTATTATTATGACCACAGCCGAACAATCGCAGCCAAGCGAACTCGGCCTTGCAGACGCTGCCGAACGTATTTCTGGTCTTATGGACGGGTCTGACCCGCAACCAGCCCCCAGAAGTAGGAAGACAGCAGATGCCGAAGTCGAAGAGACAGAGGCGTCGGGTGAGGAGGATTATGAGACTTTATCCGAAGAGGATATGGCACTTGAGGCGGACGCCGAAAGCTCCTTGGAAGACGAAGAATCCGATTCAGTCGAGGCTACCGAAGAGGACGACAGCGAAGACGACTCTCAGGATCAGTTTGTCACCGTTAAAATAGACGGCAAGACACAGCAGATTCCTTTGAAGGAGGCTTTGGCTGGTTATCAGAGGCAGGCCGATTATCAGCGTAAGACTCAAGCGGTCGCCATTGAACGGCGAGCGGTTGAGGAGGAAATGGGTTATGTTCAGCAGGAACGGTCGCACTACCTCGAATCGCTTGAACAGATAGAACAAGGTCTTGCTGCTTTAGTGCCGCAGGAGCCTGACTGGGTAGCGCTTCATGAGGAAGACCCGTTTAACTTCCCGCTGATCGAAAAACAATGGCGTGACTATCAGACTACGCAGGCTTCAATCCAGCAGGAAAAGCAGCGCGTAATAGCGATAGAACAACAGGAAACACACAGCAGGCTTTCGCATCAAGTATCACAAGCTAAAACGTACTTGATGGAGAAAATGCCTGAGTGGAGTGACCCTGAAAAGTGGAGTGCCGCGCAAAGCAAGCTCCGTGATTATGGCCGCAATATGGGCTATTCTGACGAAGAACTTTCGAGGGCTTATGATCCACGGGCCATTTTGGTTATAGAGAAGGCAAGGCGTTACGATGCTTTGCAGGCAAACAGGCCGCGCCCAGATAAGGGCAAGGCACCAAAGCCTGTCAGAAGCGCTGCTTCTACTTCTTCACCCAAACGCACAACCGACATTACGCGGATGCAAACACGTCTCAGATCGTCTGGCCACATCAATGATGCGGCTGCTCTTATTGGCCTTCTCGACAGGAGATAACTATGACTAGTGTAACAAAGGTAACATCTTACGACAACTCCAATGCCAACCGCGAAGACTTGTCAAACATCATTTACGACATTTCGCCGGTTGATACCCCGTTTATGTCCAACATTGGGCGTGACAAGGCAGACAACACCTACTTTGAATGGCAGACCGATGCGCTTGCCGCTGCTGACACCGCCAATGCGGTTGTCGAAGGCGCAGACGCTGGTGACGCTGATTTCGTCGCTACGGTTCGTGTTGCCAACTATGCGCAGATATCCAAGAAGGTTATCTCCGTATCTGGCACTGCTGATTCGGTGAATACAGCCGGTATGCGTACTGTTATGGCGTATGAAACAGCCAAAAAGGCAAAAGAGCTGAAGCGTGATATGGAAGCAATTATGCTATCCAATCAAGCAGGTGTCGCTGGCAGCAACTCTGTTGCCCGTAAGTCTGCGGGTCTTCCTACTTGGCTCATCACCAACGCTGTCGCCAACGGCGCTGTTGCATCTGAAATGTCTGGCGCTACAGGTAATGGCTATCCGGATACTGCTTGGACCGGGCTTACCGGCGCTGTAGCACTTACGGAAACCATGCTGAAGACTGCTATCCAGAATGTCTGGTCTGAAGGCGGCGATCCAAAAATCTTCATGGTTGGTCCGCACAACAAGACTGTGGCTTCAACCTTTGCTGGTCTGGCCGAACAGCGCATCACCTACAACCAAGCAAAACCGATGAAAATTATCGCTACGGCGGACGTTTACCTGTCCGACTTTGGCGAAGTCTCCATCGTTCCAAACCGTTTCCAGCCCGAAAACTTTGCTTTCGTACTTGACCCGGAATACGCTTGCGTTTCCTACCTGCGTCCATTCCGCACGTTTGATATCTCCAAGACCGGCGATTCGGACAAAAAGGAAATGGTTGTTGAGTATGGCCTACGGATTAAGTCTGAAAAGGCTCATTCTGTAATCGCCAATATTACCACTTCGTGATACATATAGGGGCGGGTTAATCCCGCCCCTATTTTACAAAAGGTGAAGGATGAAAAACGAACACGCGCCGGGTTCCTTTGTGCTTGGATACGATGAGTTCACAGGTACTCTCGATAAGATGCACATTACGCCGGACAATAAAACTGTGTTTGAGTCGATTGTCAATATCGACAGTATTGCGGAGCAGAACAAGCGGGAGCGTAATTCAGTTTCCAGAACATCTGGCACCGGAGATATGGTAAAGGCTGCAAGCCTCCCGATGATGGTATACCTAGACCTCCGCAGCCGTGGTATTTTGAATGACAAAGGCTTGATGCGGAAATGGCTGGCCTCAGATGAGGCGTCCCCATACCGCACACACTGGATGAAAAGCTGATGGGCAAAATCACTGACTACAGCAGCCTACAGTCAGCCGTAGCGGACTATCTGAATCGTGCTGACCTTACTAGCCAGATTCAGATGTTTATTCAGTTCTGTGAGTCAAATATCAATGCCAATCTGCGCTCAAGAGATATGATTGTAAGGGCTCAAGCAACAAGCGATAAGGAATACGTCAAGCTCCCGCCCGATTGGCTTGAGGCATCTAATATGCAGATCATAGGCGGGACGAGCCCGCTCCGCTACATTACGTTGGATAGTTCCGACATCATAAAGAACAACACGTCAATACATGAGGTTGTCGCCTATTCTATAATGGACGACGCAATAGAGCTTGTCCCTGCGCCCACAACAGATGTCGATATAGAGATGGTTTACTACGCAAAGGTTCCTGAGCTTACCGATGCTGATCCGTCAAATTGGCTTTTGACCAAGTCGCCAGAGGTTTACCTTTATGGCTCTCTTATGCACACTGCCACATTTCTGGTGGATGACGCCAGAGTCGCTACGTTTGCTTCGTTTTATACAAGCATGATCAGCAAAATCAACGAAGAGTCTTACACAGCGCTACACAGCGGCTCCCCGCTTGTCGCTAGATCACGGAGTCTGTTCTGATGGCTGGATTTACTGATTTTTCCGAATCTCTTGTTTTGAACTGGCTTTTAACGTCAGGTTCTGCAACGCGCCCAACAAGTTGGTATATTGCGCTCTACACTGTAGCGCCATCAGATACTGGAGGCGGCACAGAAGTAACCGGTGGTGGTGGCTATGTGAGACAGTCTTGCACATTCTCTGTATCTGGTACAACCCCAACCACCGCCAGCAATAGCGCGGCTATTGAGTACCCCGAAGCCACAGCAGGCTGGGGGACGGTAGTAGCGGCTGGCGTGATGACGGAGGCAAGTGGTGGAACACTTCTGGCATACGCCAATCTAACGATTAGTAAGGTTATAGACACTGGCGACATACTCCGATTTAATACAGGCGAAATTGATATTACTCTTGACTAAGGCGCACGGATGACGATCTCGACCAAGCATAAATTCGTCTCGTCCAAGTCAGACAGCGGAGATGCTTCGCTTGTTCAGCCATCAAGCTGGAACGACGAACACGACATCTCACTGGCGGCTGGCAAGGTGCTTGGTCGTGACACGTCCGGCGCTGGGTTGGCGCAGGAACTACCGATTGCGGTAGACAGCACCGGCAAGGTCGGTATTGGGACGATGTCTCCTGCCGTCAAGCTGGCTATTTCGGCCACAGACGCCGTGCTGATCCCAGTTGGTACGACCGGAGAACGGCCAACAGGGGCAACCGGCTACCTGCGCTACAATACGACCAGCACCAGCTTTGAGGGCCACAATGGCACCGAATGGGGTTCCATTGGCGGCGGCGCGGTCAACGGTATTTTCTGGGAGAACGACCAGACGGTGACGGTTGACTACACGATCACGGCTGGTAAGAACGCAGGCACCTTCGGCCCGATTTCTGTAGATAGCGGCGTGACGGTAACTGTACCGTCTGGGTCCACATGGAGCATTGTGTAAGATGCCTGTAGCCATCAAATCATCAGGCGGCGGCTCCGTTACCATTGCCGCAGCATCCACGGCCTCCGACTTCACCGCGACGCTGCAATCGGCCACTGGCACGATCCCTGTCGCTGAACCCGGCACGTTAGGAAATGTCCTGACGAGCGATGGGACGAACTGGACGAGTGCGGCGGCATCTGGCACTGAGCCGGGTGATACTTTGGTGACTGCTCGTGTGTTGAGTGGGCCGGAGTATATTACTGTGGCGGGGACATACCTGAAGACCGACTATCCTTTGATTGGGTCGCTCGCTTCTCTCGTCACGTCGGGTTCTTCTTGGTCTGCTGTAACTTCAGGGTTTGGCTCAACAACTATCAACTCAGTTGCTTACGGTAACGGCGTCTGGATTGCTGTCGGCTCTACTGGCACTATGACCCGTTCAACTGACGATGGTGTCACTTGGACTGCTGTAACTTCAGGGTTTGGCTCAACATATATCAACTCAGTTGCTTACGGTAACGGCGTTTGGATTGCTGTCGGCAACAATGGAGTTATGACACGCTCTACCAACGATGGTGTCACTTGGACTGCTGTAACTTCAGGGTTTGGCTCAACAGTTATCATTTCAGTTGCTTACGGTAACGGCGTCTGGATCGCTGTCGGCTTTTCTGGAGTTATGACACGCTCTACCAACGATGGAGCCACTTGGACTGCTGTAACTTCAGGGTTTGGCTCAACAATTATCTTGTCAGTCGCCTACGGTAACGGCGTTTGGATTGCT